TGTACTGGGACGCCGGCAACCAGCGGCTGACTACCAGCGACGGCGGCGGCGCCAACCGGCTGGTGGGCCGGGTCACCCAGGCCAAGGATGCCAACGGCGTGATTTGGTTCGTGCTGGGGCCGCAGGTCTGAGGGAGGTGCACTAAGGGATGGCTTACCGGGTCGTTAGCCTCGATACCATGCGTGAGGAGCGGCGGAAGGCGCCTCTGATCGAAGAGCGGGTGCCCTACATCGCCCCGGGCGAGAAGCTCGACTACGTCACCAAGCGGATCGTCAACGGCGAGATGGAGACCTTCGAGCTGACCCGGCCCGTTGGCGAGATGATCACCACCGCCAGCGGCCTGACCCAGCTCGTGCAGAAGGTCGTATTGGACCTGGAGCTGGGCCGGGAGCAGGTGCCCCTGCTCTACACCCCCATCTATCGCCGGCGCGAGAACCGGAACTTCCCGCAGTTCGTGGACATCCGGCCCTTCGTCGGTGCCCGGGTCGTGTTCCTGGAGCACCTCGAGGGCGAAGAGGTGAAGTTCGGCGACCTCTTGGTCGGCCCTGCGTCCACGGTGCCCATCGTCACCTACACGGCCGGCTTTGAGTGGACCGAGGACGTTGTGGAGTACTCCCAGGATTGGTCCGTGGCCGAGCTGTCCCGGGCCATGGGTGAAGCCTACAATGCCCTCTTGAATCACCTGCATCTGGGGCCGATCATCAGCTACGACTACCCGCAGAAGAACAAGACCGCGGCCTCCACTGAGGGCGGGACCTACCTGGAGAAGCTGCGGAACACGATTATCGCGGGGCTGAAGGATGCGGCCCTGGACAAGGACCAGCTGACCGGGGCGCCGCGGCGGCCGACCGTCCTGCTGGCCCACAGCTCCCGGCAGTGGGACATCGAGCAGGCCCTGCAGCGGCAGCAGATCGGCGGCACGGTGTACCCGCCCATCTCCCAGATCAACACCCTGATTTTCTACGACGGGTACAGCGTGACCGTCGGCGAGAAGACCTACACCTACCCCGGCGTCGATCCGAATAAGGCGTACCTGATCGACCCCACGAAGTACTTCGTGGAGCTCGTCAAGCACGACCTGATCGTCGACGCCGGCGGGGCCGACGTGAAGCGGCTGATCCAGGGCGCCATCGTCGGCCGGGCCCGGCGGGGCGTCGTGGCGGCGCCGGAGAAGGCGGTCCAGGAGATTACCCTGCCGTAACCCGGGGGTGTGACCAAAGATGGCTACCAAGGCGGCAAAAGGCGCCCAGACCGTCCGGTGTGCGGACTGCGTCCACTACCCGTGGGTGCCGACGGCCGATCCGGACCTGCTGCCGGCGCACCGCTGCCACCCGTCCCTGCCCATGCAGAGGTGGACGGCGGCCACCCGGGACACGGAGCGGACCTGCCCCCATTTCGAGGCCCGGAAGCGCCAGGGCCAGGGCGGGGAGCGGTGAGGTGATGGCCCGTGACGCCGACGCCTGAACTCATCGCCAGGCTCCGGCGGCTCACCGACGAGCAGATTCCGGCCGGCGGAGCGGACACCGATACCCGGTTCCTGGACGGCGAGCTTTCGGAGATCCTGGCCGAAGCGGAGACCCTGGAGGAGGCCGCCGCCGAGGTCTGGGAGCTGAAGGCGGCCCGGGCTTATTCCGAGCGTGGTGGCCTGGAGGAATCCCGGGCCGGCGACGAGGCGCACCGCTTTGCGAGCCTCCGGGAATACCGCGACCACTGCCTCCAGATGGCCGAGCTTTTCCGGCGGAAGGTGCGGCCCAGCGGGTCCCGGCTCCTGGCCTTTGAGCCGCCTGACGTGCTCGGGACGGGGGCGATGCAGGAATGAGTACGCTGAAGGCCCTGCGCGACGCCCACCTCCGGCTCATCTCCGAGAACCCGACGCAGGTGACGGTAACGCGGACCACCTACACGCGGCGGGAAACGGGGGGACGGTCCAAGCAGGAGACCGTCCTCTCGGCTTTTATGGGGCGGCTGGTGCCCCGCAACCTGCAGCCGGAGGCGAAGCAGACCGAGGCCGGTGCCCGGATGGCCTTCGCCTGGACCCTTCTGGCGCCCTATGATGCGGACCTGCAGGTTGGCGACCAGCTCGAGGCCGACGGGCGGACCTACCGGGTGCAGCGGGTGATCGAACGAAAGCTGGGCGGGCAGGTCTACGCGAAGCAGGCCCTACTCGAGGAGGTGCAGTGATGCCCGAGGGGCTGGACCGGGTGCTCCGCAATCTGGACGGGTGGCACATCCGCATGCGGGCCGCCACCCTCACCCTGGCCCAGAACCTCGCCGGCCGCATGGAGGCGTATGCCAAGCGCAACGCCCCCTGGACGGACCGGACCGGCAACGCCCGAAACGGGCTGTGGGGCGCCGCCGGCACCGACGGCCGGGAGGTGTGGATCAGGGTGGGCCATACCGTGGAGTACGGCAAATGGCTCGAGCTGGCCCACGACGGCAAGTACGCCATCCTCGGCCCGACCATTACCGCGCACACGGCCCAGGTGAAGAAGGCGTTCGAGGAGCTGTGGCAGAAATGATCCGCCGGGCCGTTATCGACCACCTGCGGAAAAACGTGCCGGCCCTCGGCGGCCGGGTCTACCAGGCATTCACCGTGAACCCGAAGAAGGAGCCCAAGCCGTATGCCACCGTGAAGATCGTGCCCGGCCCGGGCAGCACACGGGTCGGCTTTGCCGGCCACGACGAGATCGAGGTGCGGGTCTACGGCGAGCAGACGGACTTCACCGACCTGGACGTGGTGGTGGACGAGGTGATCGCGGCCCTCAACGGCCGCTTCGTCCAGGACCCGGAGACCGGCGAGCTGTACGAGGTCTCCTGGGTGCCTGGGGTGCTGGACTACGTGGACGAGGACCTACTGGCCCGCCTGGTCCGTTTCCGGGCGGGCTCACTGCGTGAGAGGGGGTAACACTCATGGTGGCGCAGCAGGCCAAGACCGGCTACCTCAAGGGCGTGCGGGGACTGGTCCTCACGCCCCTCAACCCTGACGGCTCCATGCCGCAGAGCCCGACCCGGCACGGTATCAGGACCGCGCAGGGCGCTTCGGTGGAGCCGGAGATCGTGGAGGGCGAGTCCGGCGAGCTGCGGGGCGGCGACCGGGTGCTGGCCCGGTTCGAGGAGCACGATGTGGTGGTCGGCGTCAACGTCACCTTCACGGACGCCCGGATGGACGCCGTGGCAGCGCGGATCATCGCCGGCGGCCAGCTCCTCACGCAGGACGACGGGCAGGGCGGCCAGACGGTTATCGGCTACGTGGCCCCGACCATCGAGGAGCAGGCCCAGCGGATCCCGTTCCAGGCCGAGCTCTACGTGGCCAACTTCAACAAGTCGGGCGGCGTGGACGGGTACGTCAAGTACACTTTCCCGTACTGCATCGGGTACGCGCCTTCGGTCGAGCATCAGGACCAGGAGTGGGCTGCGCCCGAGTTCGAGATCCGCGCCCGGGAGAACCCGGCGACGGGCGAGTCCTATAGCCGCTGGGAGTTTGTCGACCAACTCCCGCCGGAGCTCCTGTGAGGTGAGCCGACATGAGCGAGGACCGGGTGATCACCCTCGAGGAGATCAAGCAGCGGGCCCGCGGGGAGGTCGTAGAGATCCCGGACTGGGATGGCCAGGGCACCATCCGGGTCCGGCTCCGCAAGATCGACCTGACGCCCATCGTGCTCCAGGCCGGGCTTCTGCCCAACAGCCTGAAGGTCAAGGCCCAGGAGATGTTCGAGGGGCGGCCGCGGCCTGGCGGCAGCGATGTGGACCTGGACCTGCAGAAGCTCATGCCGGCGCTGGACGCTGTGGCCAGGGAGGCGCTGGTAGAGCCGACCTACCAGCAGATCACCGAGATCCTGCCGCTGACCCTGTCCCAGAAGCTGGCGATCTTGACCTGGGTCACGCAGGACCTCCAGGCGCTGGAGAAATTTCGTGGAGAGTAGGGACGTCTTCCTGGAGCTGGTGCTGACGGCCAAAGCCTTCGGGCAGCGGCCGTCTTCGTTTATCTCGGGCCTGTCCGGCTACGAGGCGTACTGCCTCGACGTGGCTGCGGCCGTCGCACTGTCCTATCTGGAGCAGGGCAAGCGGCCGGCGGTGGACGCCCGTAAGTGGTTGGGCGGGCCGGGGCTGTAAGTAAGGAGGTGGGCTTGGCGTGGCTGAGAACCTGGGTAGCATCTATTCCGAGATCCGCCTGAAGCTGGACAAATTGCAAACCGACATCGCCCGCGCCAAGGCCCAGTTTTCGGCCGCCGGCCAGTACATCGACCAGGTGGCCAACGAGGCCGCCAGCAAGTTCCAGGACCGGTTGAAGTCCGTCTCCGACACCATCCGGGAGATCGGCATGGGCATGACCGGCGCCGGCATGGCGATTGCTGGCGGCCTCGGCCTCGCCGTCAAGACCACGGCGGATTTTGATGCCAGGATGTCCAAGGTGAAGGCCCTGGCCGAGGCCACGGAGGAGGACTTCCTGCGGCTCCGCCAGGCGGCCATCGACCTCGGGTCCAAGACCGTCTACTCCGCCAGCGAGGCGGCCGAGGGCATGGCGGTGCTGGCCGCGGCCGGTTTTCGGACCTCCGAGATCATCGACGCGATGCCGGGTCTCCTCAACGCCGCTGCGGCCGCCGGCGAGGACTTTGCCAACGTGACGGACATCATGGTCGCGGCCATGAACGGCTTCGGGCTGTCCGCCAAGGACATGTCCCACATCGCCGACGTCCTGGCGGCCGCGGCCAACGCTTCCAGCATCTCCATCTCTGACCTGGGCTACACCTTCAAGTACGTTGCCCCCGTGGCAAAGAGCGCCGGCCAGAGCCTCGAAATGATGGCCGCTGCGGCGGCCCTGCTGGGCAACGCCGGCATCAAAGCCGATCAGGCCGGTACGACCCTGCGGATGGCGTTGATCCGGCTCGCCGACCCGCCGAAGGAGGCGGCGAAGTGGCTGGATCAGCTGGGCGTCACCGTCACCGACGCCCAGGGGCGGATGCTCCCGCTGAGCCAGATCATCGCCCAGCTCTCGGACAAGTTTAAGAACCTGAGCGAGGCGGAGCAGTTGGCAGCGGCCAGTGCGATCTTCGGCGCCGAGTCCATGTCCGGCATGATGGCGCTGATCAAGGCCGGCCCCGAGCCGCTGGAGGAGCTGACCAAGCAGTTCGAGCAGGCCGGCGGCACGGCCGAGCGCATGGCCGAGACCATGCAGGACAACCTCCCCGGTGCCATCGAACAGCTCAAGGGCGCCCTGGAGAGCGCGCAGATCGCCGTCGGCTCTCACCTGACGCCGGTCCTCCAGGTTCTGACCGACCTGGTCACCGGCCTGGTGGACAGGTTCAACGCCTTGCCCGAGCCGATGCAGCGCCTGGTGGCCATCGGCGGGGCGGTGGCGGCCGGCCTGGCGCTTATCGGCGGCCCGCTCCTGATACTCGTTTCCGCCCTGCCTTCCATCATCGCCGGGTGGGCGGCCCTGTCGACGGCGATGCAAGCCGCCATGTCCGTGCTGGCGCCGGTCGCCGGCGTACTGGCTGCCATCGCGGCGGGGGCCTACCTCCTCTACCAGGCGTGGCAGACCAACTGGGGCGGCATCCGTGATACGACCCTGCAGGTCTGGGACGAAATCCGGACCCGGTTCCAGGCCGCGTGGGAAGAGATTGCCCCCATCGTGCAGAGCCTGGTGCAGTACATCATGGAGCGGTGGCAGGAGATCCAGCCGGTCCTGCAGCCCGTGCTGGAGTGGCTGGAGAAGACCTTTGGGTTCGTATTCGGGTTCATCGCCGACACCGTGATGTTTTACGTCGATGTCGTCGTGGATATCATCAGCGGCGCCGTGGACGTGATCACCGGCATCATCAAGTTCTTCACGGCGCTCTTGACGGGTGACTGGGAAACGGCCTGGGAAGCCGTCAAGCAGATCCTGAGCGGCGCCGTGCAGGCCCTGTGGGGGCTCTTCCAGGTCTGGTTCACGGGCAAAATCGCCTCCATCATCGGCGGCTTCGTCGGCAACACCCTGGCCCGGATCCGTGGCTTCGCCAGCGAGGCCCTGGGCGTGTTTGCCAAGTGGGTCAGCGACGTCCTGGGCCGGATCTCCAGCTGGGGCGCCGACCTTCTGGGCCGGGTGACCGGCGCCATGTCCGACATGGCCGGCACCGTTGGCCGGTGGCTGGGCCGCGTCGTGGCGGACTTCGGCCAGTTCGTGTGGGACGCGCTCGGCCACGTGGCGAGCTTGGGCAGCCGACTCTACGACCTCGGCCGTGAGCTGGTCGAGGGCCTGTGGAATGGCATCTCCAGCCTGGGCAACTGGCTGAAGGACCAGGTGATCAGCTGGGCGGCGCGCGTCCTGCCCGGTCCCATCGCGGACCTGCTGGGCATCTCCTCGCCGTCTCGCCTGATGATGCGCTACGGCGAGGACATCGCCGAGGGCCTGGCCATCGGCATCCGCCGGGCGCAGGATCTCGTGCGGTCGGCAAGCGCCCAGCTGGCCAACGTGACCGTCGCCGCCATGCCGGCCCCGGCCCTGACGGCCCAGGCGGTGGCGCCGGCGGCCGCAGCGGCACCAGTGAACCTGAACGCACCGTGGGTCGTAATCGAGCACGTCGAGGTTCGCAACGACGACGACCTGCGGGCCATCCAGCAGACCCTGCGGAACCTGTACGAGCAGAGTGTCCGGACTCTGCGGTCGAAGGGGCGACGGGTATGACGTTGCTCATCGGAGTCAAGCCGGGCGACGCGCCTGGCTTCGCCTGGGACGGACGCCACTGCGGCGAGTTCGGCATGTACCTGCTGAGGTCGCGGTTCGCGCTCTTGCCTGCTACGCGGGACCGGTTCTTGATCGTCGCCGGTCGGCACGGCCACTGGGACCTCGGGTTCGAGTACGACGGACCGGTGATCGAGCTCGAGGTGGTGGTCCAGGCAGCCTCGGAGGCCGAGCTGCGGAGTCGGGCCCGCGACATCGCGGCGTGGCTCGACCCGGCGAAAGGAGAGCGTCCTCTCATCCTGGACACCGAGCCCGACAAGTACTACAAGGCCCGGTACGCCGGGGCTGTGGTGGTCGAACCTGTGGCGGCGGGGCTCGGGAGGGCGACCCTGCCCTTCCGAGCCTCCGATCCCTTCGCCTACGCCGTGGACGACGACGTGTGCATTTACACGGGTCCGGGCTCGTACCAGTTCGTGCGCAAGGGGACGGCCCCGTCGTACCCGCGGTTCGAAATCCAGGGGTCCAGCCCGGGCAGCGGCGGCTACACCATCACCCTGAACGGTAAGTCGATCCGCTACACCGGACCCCTCGCCGCGGGCGAGACGCTGGTGATCGACGCAGACACCGTGACGGCCTACATCCTGAAGCCTGATGGTCTGCAGAGGTCGGCCATCGACAAACTGGACACGCTGGACATGCCGGTGGCCCAGCCGGGCACCAACTCCCTGTCCCTGACGGTCGGCGGTGCTGCCACCATCTCGCAAGTCACGGTTACCTGCCGCAGCCGGTGGTACTGAGGGGGGGCCAGAGCATGGCGCAGACGCCGTTCAAGGATCTTGGCAGCGTAGACATCCTGGCCGGACACGTGAGCGGCCTCCAGCACGCGCTGAACAAGCTCGAGGCCGTCTTGAACATGCGGACGGCCTCGGTAACGGACCACGTGCTGACGCCGGTCGCCGACCAGGACGACCCGAACTTGCGCTACCGGATCTACGAGGGCACGATCCGCAACTGGCTAGAGAGCCCGGCGCCCGTTATCAAGCGCAACGGCCAGGTGGTATCGACCTCGGAATACACGGTCTACCCGGCCTACGGCGTCGTCGTGTTTCATGAGCAACAGCCGAGCAACGCGCAGATTACCGCCGACGTCACATACATCACGAGCCAGTCAGAGGTCCTGGACTGGCTGACGAGGTATAACCCGTTCGCATTCCAAAGGATCGGAATGTGGAGGGCAAATAACGTCGGCGCCGGCATGCAGATCGCGCTGTCGGTCAAACCAGACGCCATCGACTGTATCCCGTTTCCAGTCCCGTACACGATGTCGTTTGATGCGATCGGTATACGGGTGGCGACGGGCGCCACCGACGCAAAGGTACGCCTTGGGGTCTACGCCGACACCGGCGAGCTCTATCCCGGGACCCTAATCCTCGACGCCGGCGAGGTGGCCGCCGATACGGCCGGGCCAAAGATCCTGTCGATTAACCTTACGCTCCCGATGGGGCTGTACTGGCTGGCCCGGGTCCAGACCGGCTCGGCGACGCTGTACGGCATGGCCTCGGAGGCCGTCCTTCCCATCGGAATGGATGATAGCCTGGTCGATGAGCCGATGACGGCCTGGCGGGTGGACGCCGCCTATGGGCCGCTACCCAGCACCTACCCGTCCGGCGGGACCCTGCGCTGGGGCGCCATGCCGGCGGTGTGGCTCCGGCGGTCGGCGTGACGGGGGGCCGGGAGCATGGCGCGATATAACAGCGGCAACCGGTACAACGTCCTGGGGGCGGTGAAATACAACGCCCTTCGCATCCGCACCCTGCCGCCCGCCCTGTACCAGCGGCTGCCCCATGCCAAGCCCGTGGTGCTGGACGAAAGCGGCCGGCGGGTCGCGGTACTGGAGAACGCCTATGACATCGTGCTGACGCAGGAGATTAACGGCGAGGATACGCTGTCCTTCAGGCTGCCGGCGACCGACCCGAAACGGGCCGAGCTGGTTCACGAGCGGCGGGTGCAGCTTGTGGACCAGCTGTACGTTATCCGCCGGATCAGGGACGGTCGGGACGAGGATGGCACCCAGGCGGTCGAGGTCCACTGCGAAGCCGAGTGGTACGACCTGATGTTCGCTGACCCGCTGCCCGTCTCCCAGTGGCAGGACGCGTTGGCGTCGACGGTTCTGGGCGACATCCTGCGGGGCACCGGCTGGCAGGTCGGGACGGTCGAGATCACCGCCCGCCGCAACCTGCAGCTGAACGAGAAGGTGACGAACCGCCTGCAGGCCCTCCGGCAGGTGGTGGAGGTCTGGGGTGGCGAGCTCCTCTTCGATACGCCCAGGCGGAGGGTCAGCCTGCTCAAGCAGGTGGGCCGGACCGAGCCGGTGGCCGCATTCGTCCACCGGAAGAACATGCGCAGCGTCCAGCGCGAGGTCGACACCCTGGACCTCGTAACGCGGCTCTACCCCTACGGCAAGGGCGGCCTGACCATCGAGGCCGCCAACAACGGGATGCCGTACCTCGAGGACTTCCGGTACACCACGCGCATCCGGGCTGCGGCCATCAAGGACGAACGGTTCACAAACCCGTGGCACCTGAAGGAAAAGGCCCAGGAGATCCTGGCGCAGGTCAGCAAGCCCCGCGTCAGCTACACGATGCGGGCGGCGGACTTGTCGGCCCTGGCCGAGCTGCGTCACGAGGAACTGGGCCTCGGCGACGTCGTGCGCGTCTACGACCAGGAACTGGACATCGACATCGAGACGCGCATCCTGCGCTGGCAGTATTCGGTGGACCGCCCGTGGGACACCGAGCTCGAGCTGTCGTCGACCCAGCCGGGGCTTGAGGACTTGATTTCCAAGCTCGACGACACGGCCACCGGCTTGGAGCAGGCGGACTACGTGGGCCGGGCGGAACTGCAGGAGATCATGATTTTCAACTACCTGATCAACAGCAGGGCGGACCAGGGCTTCGCGGGCTGGGTCAACAACGGCTGGGTGGTGGACAACCAGGGCTACTCCGGCCCGGCCAGCTTCCGATGCGACGGCCAGTACGGCGTCTCCAAGGTCCTCAGCCAACAGGTCTGGCCGGCGCACCGGGACGCCTACACCCTTTCGTTCCGCGTGGCCACCCAGGACCTCCGGCCTGGGCCGGCGGCCCGGGTCGGCGTCGAGGTTGTAATCCGCTACAAGGACGGCACCAGTGAAACCAAGTTCCTGTCACTGCTGTAGGGGGCGATGGCAGTGCTGGCCTGGGAGCATCGGATCCTGGTCATCGAGGCCACCGGCGGCACCATGGACTCACTGGAGGTCCGCTTCGTCGTCCAAGACGCCGAGGGCACCGTCAACGTTACCGACGTGATGCTCCAGGGCGGTCGCACGGCCACGTTGTGGACCGGCCACCCGTCCGAAATCAAGTGGTCGTTCGAGGGATAGGCCATGCGCTGGGTGCGCCTATTTGGCACGATCGAGGCGGCCAAAGGCAAGCAGGTCGAGTCCATCGAGGTCCGCTGGGTGGTCGAGGACGCCGAGGGCACTGTCTGGGTGACGGATACGCAGCTGCAGGACGGCCGGATCCCGACCGGCCACGTCCCCAACACGCAGGAGATCCTGGAGCGGGAGCACGACCCGGACACCGGCCAGGCCGTCCGTTACCGGCACTTCAACGCGGTGATCCGCGGGCAAAAGATGATCGCCGTGCCGAACCGGGCGGAGGTCGAAAAGGAGGTCGACTTCCGGCTGCGGGTGCCCGGGGGCGCCGATTTCACCTTCTGGCCGAGCCAGAACCTGCCGGCCGGGTCGCTCCGGTTCGCACACCAATACCGGACCCGGCAATTCATTTTTGGCGAGCCGCTCAAGGCAGGCGACGAGTTTCACTTCTGGGCCTCCCGTTTGGAGGTGTCCGTCAACGGCCGTGTGACCGGCACCTACACCGGGTTCTATCACATTTGCCCGCCGGGCTTCGGGCGGTTCCACGTCGAGATGGTAGACCCGTCCACGGGCAAGCCGCTCGGGTCCGGGTACCTGCTGGTCGAGGTCGACACCTGGCTGCGGGGCATCGGGGGGCGGCGCATGTGAGCAGTCTGGAGACGCGGCACAGGGCCTTCTATGCGTGGGTCGGCTCGGAGGAGGAGTTCCAGACGGTCCTGGAGCACGGGGACCGTATCACGCACGTGGGTGTCTTCATGTTCCTGGTCAACTCCGCCGGCCAGATCTCCATCGTCGACGTCTACGGCAACTCCCTGTCGGCCCTGCCGGCCATCGTGCAGCAGGCGGTGGCGGCCTGGCCGCACATCACGTGGTTGCTGACCGTGCGCAACGACGGCTACGAATCCATCTTCCGCGCCCTGCTGACCGACCCGGCGGCCCAGGACAAGTTCATCTCCGAGTTGCACCGAATCCTGGACGCGCACCCGTGGGCGGCCGGCGTGGACATCGACCTGGAGCGCGGGCCCAACGACCTGAAGGAACAGATCTACGCGCTCTACCAGCGCATCCACACGGCCATCAAGGGCCGCTCGAAGCAGCGGCACGTCCACCTGGACCTGCCGCCGATGGAGGGGCCTGGGCAGACGGTCGGGCCGGAGAAGTGGTGTGAGTACGAGCGCCTGCGCGGGCTGGCCGACACTGTGGCCGTGATGACCTACGGCTTCGCCTGGGCCGGTTCGGCTCCCGGGCCGGTCTCGCCGGTTGCCTGGGTGCGGCGCGTGATGGACTACGCCTCCATCGCGTTCGACGCCGAAAACCAGCTGTTCATGGGCGTGCCGCAATACGGCTTCAGGTGGCAGATCTATGACTACCCCGCTAACCTAGGTGAAGGTACTCGAGGCGAAGGTAAAGGCGGCGGCTTCACCCCGTTTTTGGACTGGATGCTGGGCCTGTACAGCCACACCGACGGCCTCGGCGGGCGCCCGGGCACCATGACCCAGCCATTCATTTCGTGGGCGTCTTTCTACGACGAGCAAAACTTCGTGCACCGGTTGCTGCTCCACATCTACGACTACCCGGGGGCCGGCGAGGAGGACAGCCGTCAGTACCCGATGCTGGTCGATAGCTGGGACAGGCCGTTCCTCACCTGCTACAACAAGACGCAGCGGGCCAACTTCCGCGGCACAGTGGTGGACCTGGCGGGAACCGACTACACCAGCGCCGAAGGGGCCTTTGTCGAGAACCAGGCGAGTGGAGCCGTCGCGCCGCGCCAGCCCATCGTCGACCCGGAGCAGGGCATCGAGGAGCAGGACTGCGTGATCACCTACACCTTCTCGGTGCCCGAAGGAACGTATGATGTGGTGGTTTGCGTCAACTTCCCGTGGTGGGACCGGCAGCTGCTCCACTTCCGCCTCGACGGCGTGGACTACTACGTCGGCAACGTGCCGCAGTGGTACCCGTATCACCGCACGCCGCACTGGGTGCGCATGGCCCGGCTGACGCTGTCGGCCGGCATCCACACCCTCGAGCTGCTGGGCCAGGGCAGCCACTACGGCACCGTGCTAACACAGATCCGCGTCTGCTCGGCATTTACGGAGGAGCATTACGGCGGCGAGGCCGTCTTTACGGTGCGCCCGCGGTACTTCTTGGACCGCAACCGGCAGCCGGCCTGGCCGTACCAGGGGCGGTTCCGGGTGACATTGGAGGTGCTGCGCCGGCCGCCGGACTACGCCCTGGTCTGGTGGGACAACTTCACCCAGTGGCCGGCCGGATCGTCGCCGCCGTCGCCCTACTACAACGTGGTCAGCGGCCAGTGGACCGTTCACCACTTCCTGGACGACGACGGCGACCTGGCGGGGATGGCCGAAGGCTCAGGCGAGTTCCGGCTGGGTTACAGCGGCTTTAGGGACCTGCTGGTGCGGGCAGACATCGTGCCCCTGGGCACCGGTCGTGCCGGTGTGGTCTTCGGCAACCTCTGGCTGGCCCTGAACCCGGGCAACGGCCGGCTGGAGCTGTACGAGGGGTCGACCCTGCGGGCGTCGTACGCGGCCGGTATCACCACCGGCCGGTCGTACAGGATAGCCCTCCGGGTAAGGGGGGGCGAGGTTGCCGGCTTCTTCGGGCCGACCGAGGAAAAGGTATTGACCTCGACGGCCGGCGCCAGCACGACTGGTGCCCCCGGCATCAAGGCCGAGGGCACCATCAGCTGCACCCTGCTGGACGTCCGGGACGCCTACTGGCGGATGCCCCAGGAAGCCGTGGACGTCACCCTCCCGGACGGCCGCACGGTGACGCTCGGGCGGATACCGAGGACCGGCGTCACCTGGGACGACCGCTGGGGCATGTTCCGACTGGGCGCCGGCGAGGAGCCGGACACCCGCCAGCAGCCGTCGGACGGCATGGCGGCCGAGATCAGCATGGATTGGGACTACCTGCATTCGCCGGTGTTCACGCTGCCTGGGCCGGGCAACTATACGATCAGGGTCCGGGTCAGGGACACGGGCGTCTGGCTGTCCACGCTCTACCTCGGCGACGCGGACGGGTTCTCGCTCGCCGTGTTCCCCGATGCCGAGACCGTCCTGCGCCTGGCGGACCTGGCCGCCTACGAGTACGGGGCAAAGGGGGTAGCCCTGTGGCGCGTGGGCCTTGAGGATCCGCAACTCTGGACGATGCTGGTCCGGCACGCCTAGCGAGCCGGACTGGCGGGCCTACATATCCAGGGCCGGCAGTAGCCGGCCCATCACCGTTCGGGGGTGAGAGCGTGTCCTCGATCCCGAATGGGCGGCCCCTCGAGGTGCAGGTGGCGGTCGTGTTTGAACGCCTCGATGCCGTGCGGCAGGAGCTCTCCGAGACAAAAGCCGCTATCATGCGGGTCGAGGAGCAGATCAAAGACCTCCGGGAGGACCTGGCCGAACTTCAGCAGTGGCGGGCCTCCGTCGTCGGGCGGGCCGGCCTACTCTCTGCCGTGATCACCATCATCCTCAACATCGCTGGCCGGGCCCTCGCTGATCGCATGACGACCGGAAAGTAAAGAGAGGGGACCGACATGGTCAAGGTATTCTTGGACCCCGGCCACGGTGGGCGCGACCCCGGGGCCGTGGCAAATGGGCTACAGGAGAAGGTCCTGACCCTGGACATCGCGCTGAAGACCAAGAATTACCTTCTCCGGGACTACGCCGGCGTGGAGGTGCGGCTGTCCCGAGAGGGCGACACCGACGTCACGCTCCAGGAGCGGGTCAAGATGGCGAACGCCTGGGGAGCCCACCTGTACGTCTCAATTCACGTCAACGCAGGCGGCGGGACCGGGTTCGAGTCGTTCGTCCACCGCCCGGAGGCGGCCGTCTACCGGGACGTGATCCACGACGAGATCGTCAAGGCGACGCAGTTCCGCGACCGTGGGCAGAAGTGGGCGGATTTTTACGTCCTCAAGCACTCTAACGCCCCGGCCCTGCTGACAGAAAACGGATTTCTGGATCACCCGGAGGACTCCGCTCGCCTCCGGGACCCGGCCTTCCGGGATGCCATCGCCCGGGGCCACGCCCGCGGCATCGCCCGGGCGATCGCCAGTGCCTTGGACCTGCCGCAAAAGATGCCGTTTGCAGATGTGCCGCCGGATGCCTGGTATGCCCAAGACGTGGCCGACCTGTATGAAATGGGGATCGTCAGGGGCGACCCTGACGGCCTGTTCCGGCCTGACCAGTCTCTGACCAGGGCGGAGGCCGCGCGGCTCGTCAGACTGGCAATCCGGTACATCACTGGGCGATAACACTGCCAAACAAGCCCGGCGGGTGGTGTGCCTAAACGCAGGCGCCTGCTCGCCGGGCTCTGCTAAGCGTCTGAAAGGGGAGGACCTAGATGCTCGACTTCGACTGGATCCTTGCTAACCCCGAAACCGTCGGCACCATCGTTGGTGCCATCGTTGCCATCCTGCTGGTCACCATCGCCACCATCCGCACTACCGGCTCCCTGCGGCAGGGACTCCTGGCCCTAATGCTGGCAGCTGACCGTGCCCGGCGCAAGGGCCTGCTTGGCCCCATCGACGGTCCGCAGGTCATGGACCTGGTGATTCAGGCAGCTATGACTAGACTGGTGCCCAGACTACCGGCGCTGATCCGTCCGCTGATTACTCCGGAGCGGCTCCGGGCGATTGCCCAGCGACTCTACGACCTGAGCCTGGACTACCTCGACGATGGACTGCTGAACGGCACGCGGCCGGAGCTGCCGCCGGATGAGTCGGCTTCGTAGCGGAACACGAAAACGCCCCCGCTGCTCCTTACGGAGTGGCGGGGGTTTGGGTTTTATCACGGCAATGATGTAGCCCCCATCTCCTACGTGGAGGTGGGGGCTTTTGGTGCTTCTACCGCTTGACCCAAGCCAGAGGTTCGCTCCGGAGGTAGCCCCGTTCATCGAAAGCGACGATTTCGAGGACGCCCTCACGGTTGGGATCCGGGCCGATAGCCACCTTTATCTCGTAGGCCACTGGCTCCAGGCTGTTGAGGTGGTCCAGGATGTCCACCCATCCATCGCCATAATCCACGTTCTCGTAGCCCTCATGCGCCAGCTGGCGGATTGCCTCTGCGTAGGTCATGGCGTTATGCCTCCTCCCGTATCCGGCGGTAGTACTCCACTACAGCCTCATCACTTACCGACTTATCCCAGGCCCACCCGGTCTCATATATAGCCTCCCAAGCGGCGGCCCACCTATCCTCACTGGCGCCCTCCGGCTGCTCCCAGGCGCCATCAATCCGGTAGGCCAGGTCCAGCAGGTAGATCAGGCGACGGAGATCATCCTCTGTGCAGGCCGGCGGCTCAGAACCACACCCAGCGTCAAACTGTGTCCACACATCACGCAGGTTAGTGGGCACCATCATTGCTACTCCCTCCCGCACTTGAATTATTCCGTTTCCGTCTAGGTCGGCGGGCGGTCGGGTCTGGAGTCTCCAGCCGCTGGCGCCACCACCATCGGGGAGCCACCCAGGACCGCCCTACCTTCTGGACGTTTTGGTCGCCCGCTGCAATTGCTTTGGCTGCCTGATAGCGAGCAGTTCGCTCGCTATAGCCGAGTTCCTGAGCGGCCTGGCGTGCCGAGAGGAGTTCACCGTCCATCGGCAGATCCCTCCTGCGCCCGGCGCAGCGTCAGGACGGCCTCGCGGAGGAGAGAGGTGCCGCTTTCTAGGCGCCGGTCGATCCACCAGGATGCCGAGGACTGCTCCCGAATATACTCGACTGCCGCATCCAACTCGGCCCGGTCTGCCTCAGACAGTCGGCCGTGAGTCAGCCAAAGTTGAACCTGCTTGTCCAGGTCCTGGAGCAGTTTCTGGCGGATGGACTCGGCCCACTGCACCTGCTTTTCCGTCCCGGTGAGGGCAGGCAGACCCTGCTGGCGATTGGCCTCGGCAGCGGCCTTATTCCGGCACTCCAGGCAGGGCTCGGAGGCCAGCCGCGTTAGCCGCCATTTCCGCTCCCGGGAGGATCCATACAGGTTGTGGGTTGCCGTGTGGCCGCAGCTATGTGTCACAGTGTACCGCATCCTAATCCCTCCTGGTCCCTGTTGTCACCTCCATTATATTGCCGATATCGGAAATATGTCAATAGGGATCGGCAATAATTTTGCCGGGCTCTATGCCCGGCCTCATTACTAATCGGCTATGCTACCACAGCCACCACCAGGGCCTGCGCCGGCGGACCCACATGCTCCGATATAACTGCAAGAGACCGATCTGCTTGATTGCCATGGTCAATCGCCTCCGTCACAGCGCCAAACGTTGCTGCTCATGCTGCTCCCGCGGTTGCCACCACCGCCTCGGGCACTTGCACCGGTGCTGTATCGTCGTAAATCTGCGCCCGTCTGGGTGGGTACAGACCGTCCCGCCCTTATCGTCCGTTTTCCGAGCCCACCGGCAGGTGCCGCACACTCGCATCACGGCTAGTCGCCTCCATCTCTGCGATCAGTGCCCGAATCCCAGATTCCAGGCTGTTCACCTCGCAGGGCGGCGTCGGCGAGATCCAGCATGTGCGTCGCATCAGGCGACAGGTCAGCTCTGTCCCATGCGTAGTCCCGAATCTCCACTAGGGCGTCTAGGTATCGCTCCATCTGTTTCTCCCTCTCACGGAGGAGGGAGAGCAACCAGGGTATGTCCTCGCGGGCGTGGGCGGCAAACTCCGCGTCATTCCGGGCAAGATAGGCATAATCGCCCTCTTCCAGCCACGTAGGGCCATCCAGGGAATACAGATCGTATCCACAGGCCGTTTCGTCTGCCGATGCCTCCCGAATGGCCCGCCATGGACCAGGCGAGGCCTTGCTGGCCCGCTCCTCGATTTCCCGCAGGCGCTGCTCAATCGTCGTCATGGGTCCTTATCCTCCAAGTCTGATATCGCTCGTTCCAATCGTAACCAAGTGCCCTCACTGCCCCATAAAGGGCGCCCCACTCGTCTGCGGTATCATTACACCGCCACTTTGCATCTAACAAATCAAGTACGGCATCCAGCAATTGCCGCAGTTTGGAGTATTCTTCTTCTGCCTCCTGATCTAGCACCCGCCATCGCTCAGTCATAGCCGGTTATCCTCCTCTCGATCTTGCCGATTACCCGCTGCGCCGCCCGGTCCAAACTGGCGCCAGTCGCTAGTGCGATCCGGGCCAGGACAAATAACACGTCGCCTAATTCGTCCTCTACGTACTCGATGGTCCCGGCCACCTCCCCTGGGTGGCCCATCCGGGGGCCCGCCAGCAGGCGCACAGCCTGGGCGAGCTCCCCGGATTCCTCCAGGAGGAGGGCCACCAGTCGGGGCACCAGCGCTGGGTCGTTTGCGTCCTCCGGCCAGGCCTGAGATGCCAGGGATGAGGCATGGCGCTCCAGATCGCTAAGCTTCATCCTCGCCAGTCATCCCCTCACGCGCCCCATGGCTCAAGAGGAATCGAGCGCCCGCCTTTCCTGGGTTTCTTGCGCCGGCGGCCCTTGCGATTGCCACCGTGTTTGATCTCACCCAACGGCAGGCAGTAGGTGCCGTCCTTGGTATTGCCCTGCGGAGGGGGCAGGAGGGGGTGGTAGATGCCGATGTGGGACAGCCAGTGACCACCCCTCCTCCGGGCCGCCTCGCGGGCCCACTGGGCCTGCTCCTCCGGCGTGACGTCCTCCGTGGCACCGTCCTCGTCAAACTCATGCTCCGGGACCGCCGTGCATTTCCAGACGCCCGGGAATCCGGCCACCGGCCGCATAGGCACTCCGCAGAGCGGGCAGTATGGCTGTGCCATCTCAAATCCCCCACTATGCAGTCCGATGTACAGCAGCTGATGCGGTCTGCACGATTGCGGCATCGATTGGTAGCAGGATCGCCGCCCCATCCGGCAGTACCGCTACGCACCGCCACAGTCTGTATGTCCGGCGGCCGTTGACCCTGACCAGCTCCGCCCATTCGTCGCCGGGCCGCTCCGGGGCCCTCTCCAGGGTGTCCTGCTCAACGATAACCGTGGGCAGAGACTCCGGCGAGCAGTAGCTGAGCAGTACCAGCGTCCGGGCATTTTTCGCGCCCTGAGCCTCGCTGAGGCCCGTCTGAGTTTTGGGATAGGCGGATGTATCCCCATTTTCCGAGTTGGCCTCCTGCTGGCTCCTGGAGGCCTCAATGAGGCGGCTGGCCTCATGTTCGGCCATCTGCATCAGCTCGCCCGGATCCGGCTCAGGAGTAGTTGCCTCTGCTTTCCGGTCCTGGCTTGTCCCGGGATCAGACGCAGACTCGGGGCCTGGCATGGCATCTCGGGCCTGCTCGCTGGCTGTCTGGCCTCGCATGGCCGCCCTGGCAAAACGCAGGCGTGTCTTGACGGTGAGGGGCGAGCACCCGATTCGCTCCGACAGTTCAGCCAGGACGTCCCCGCCCCGGGCGGCGATATCGTCCGCCATGGCCACGAGCTCCTCGTTAGATGGCCAGTCGATGGGCTGTCCCTTGGGCATCTCGGCTGCCTCCTTTGCATCATGCTTGGCTGTCTTCGCCCTGCTTCTGGCCGGCGGCCCGTACCGGGCGGCAATCTCCTCCGGGCTGAGCTTGTAGGTGACCACCGGGCTGGGCCCGGCTCCCCAGGGATAGATCCGGCCGGAGTCGATTACCACATAGCGCCGGTCGATTAGCACATCCAGCAGCTGCTGGACCCGTTGAACTTCCAAATCCACGGCCCTGGCCAATTCCTCGATGGTGGGAGCGTGCCCCTGGTGTCTGAATCGGTTGATTTCGGCCAGCAGCATCAGCGGGGTCCACTCGCGTTCCCTCGCCATCCGGAGCTACACCCCCTGGCTTGTGCCTGTGGGCTTGAGGATGTCGAAACGGAGCCGGCTCTGCCCCGTAGCACCCCAGCGAAAATCGGGACTCAGAATATCGTCAACGTCACCACGAGTCTGGCTTGTCCAGTCGGGGCCGAACCGATCCAAAATCAACCGGAATTCCTCAACATCGTGCCCCCGTAGGCGGTAGACGCCGCGCTCATGGTCGTACTTGAAATGCAGCAACTCGTGGGCCATCAGAAGCCGCTTTTGGTTGATCGTCATGTCGCCAACATTTAGGGCGAACCACTCCAGCATCCAGGTCTTGTTCCCGGCGTCGATGAAGTCGATCACCTTGCCGGAGATCTTGGAGACACGGGCCAAAATTCGCCTGCCATTTGACTGAGGCTCATTCTCGTCATCCATCACGAACAGGATGTCGGAGAGAGGGGGCACATCAGCGAATACGTCCGGATGGCGCTCGATAATCTCTCGGGCCATCTTGATGCCTTCCTGCCATTCGTAGCGGGCCATAGTCTCAGGCTCCCTCCGCACTGTTGTTAAGTACGATTGCGGTAACCGCAACCATCACGACTACCAGGAAGAGGCCGATGAGTACTAGCACGGCTTCCATACGGTCATACTCCTCTCTGGGCCAGTGCTCGCATCAGCATCCCATGCTCAGCGGCAAGCAGGGCCCCGGCAGCGTCGAATACATGCTCTGCTTCGGTCTTTGTGGATGGCGGTGCTGCCTGCCAGGTAAACGCCCGGCGCACCGCCTGTGCCACGGCCTCTTTGCTACCGTCCCTCCTGCCGGTGGCGGCCTTCTTTACGTCGCTTGGTGTGACCCATTCGGCCGGAATCCCCGTGGCCTCCAGGACGGCGGCCACGACTCCCGTGGCCATGCCCATCGAGCGGTTAGCCCGGGCGCCCTGGGCGCCGCCGTGAGGTAACTCTACAACGGCTCCGGCCGGTCTATATGTCTGGACCATATCGAGTAGGAATCGAGCGAGAGTCTGGCATCGTTCGGCGTCATCGTCTGCCACCCTAACGCCTCGTTTCTTGGTCTGCCGCTCCGTCCGGCAGGTGGCGGCATGCAGGATCGTCCGGCCCTGGGCAATCACGACGCCCATCGCCTGGAACCCGGCGTCGATGCCCATCACAAGCCCGCCCTGCAGGTGCTGGGGAATGATACTCCTCGCCATTACCGCCGCCACCTCGCTATCCGACGTCGTTCGAGCCCTGCGATAATTCGGTGAGACCCGACGATGTGCCGCCCCTCGGTGCCGGTCTCCTGGAGGGCCTGGCGCTTCAGCTCCTCGACCCGCCGCCGGTCCTCCCGCGCTCGCTGCAACTGCATCGGTAGGGGCCCGTACAGGCGCTGATAGTGGATCACCGTCCGCAGCGGCAGCCCTGTGGCCACGGCCACATCGCCAGCGGACTCGTAGGTCTCCAACATACGCAGTAACTCCTCTAGTTGACTAGGCGTCAGCCGCATGTTCCTCAACTCCTGTCAGCCAGGCGGCTAAAGCTGGCATACAGGTACTCATAATGGCTGTCGTCCTTCTTCTCTCGCCGCAGGAGGACGTTCGATGAGAGTTTCGACTGCTGACCCCGAGGCCCGGGCTTGTCCCGGGGCCGCTCGAACCAGGCCCGGGCCTGTTCCCTTGTCTGCACATGCTCCGGTAGCTCCTGGATGATCCGGATTCCATATCGGACGTTTGGTGGCCGTCCGCCAGCTGACCGTGCCGCTTCCCTGGCCACCTCGATTAGCACGGTCCAGTCCCGGATGCCTTTCCGCACTAGTTCCCCGAACAGCTGGTCGAAGGCCAGCGGGGCCAGCCAGCGATCCAACTCTCCGTCCCGGCAGACCTCCTCGTACTCCCGGTACTCCGGCGACCGCCTGGCACGGTCCACCGCGGAAAGGTCGGCACTCTCGTGCGGATGGTCGGGCCCCTCAGCCCTCGGCTCCTCAGCAGGCGTCTCCCCACGGGTCGGCACCGTGGCGGCACCACTGTCCGGCGGCAGGTCGGCACTGCCGTCCGGCTGAGCCTCAGGCTGGGTGGGCGGTTCGGCACCGGTGCCGCTCTCTGATGCCTCAGCGTCCGGTGGATCCGGGTAGCGGCTGGTCTTGACCTCGTAGCCTTTCTGGAACTCCCGCCACCGCGGGAAGTAGTAGTACTGGTTGCGATCCACGGTGTAGAGCCTCAGCTCGAACTTGGAGCCGGCCATCAGCCGGGGGAGCTCCTGGATCATCTTTTCGGTTTGCTCAACCGTCACGCCCAAACCCACGAAGGCATCTGCCCAAAGATGGCTCGCGCTCGCCAGCCCACGACCCATCCGGTCGGCCGTGGCGATCATGGCGATCAGCAGCAAGCGCTGATGGGCGTTCAGTGTCTTGAAGCCTGCGTCTTTGAACAGCACGGCCGGTATCTGGTTCTGGAACTCAACCGGCGGTCGTCCGCGTCCTCTGCCTGCCATGTGGGCGCCTCCCCGCTCGTTCTACTGGGCTGCGGCTTGCTGCAGGGACGAACTCCACCCGACGGTGGAGGCCCCGTACGCCAGCTCGTGGGCCGGGTCGAATAGCCACCGCTGCCGGGCCACGGGCTGGTACCGGATCCGTTCCTTGTCGGCCTGTCGGCGGATCGCCTCCTGGAGGCTCCCGCCTTTGCCAAAGCGCCTGGGGTTGAGCCAGGTCATGGAGTCAACCGAGTCCCAGGGGTACCGGGCCAGGATCCCAGGGTGGTCCAGCCCGCAGCCGTGGGCCCGAAGTCCGGGCGTCCGCAGGGAGCCGTCCGGGCGGTAGAACAGCTCGTCCAGGTAGGCGATGCGCTGCCGGAGAGGGAACCGCAGCAGGCCGCCGATAGCAACCCGACCACAGAGGGACTGCATCGCTCCGAGGAACCGCCATGGCATGCCCGGATGGAACACCGGGATCATCCGCGGGAGCCCGGCCGACCCGCACCACAGAAACCAGTGCGTGTTCTCCAGGACATCCCCGCCAGGCACGTCCCACGCGAGACACCCAGCCCACAGGTCCTCGTAGGCCCGGGCGAACGCCACGTACTCCTCCGGCCGGCCGCCGGTGCCGTAACCGGGATCGAGCAGGACGTTCATGCCCTCGAGGCAGGCAGCGAGCCTGTCGAAGCCCCTCGTGCACACGTTGCGCCAGCTGATCACCACGTTGGTGACACCGGCCTCCCGGAGAGCCGCCACATCCGCTCGGCTGACCACGCCAGCGAAGTAGATGGTTGCCATGCTTCTCACATCCTCAAGCCGGCGCTGTCCGCAGATAACATCGATGCACCTGGATCGCAGGCCACCGTGGCCGTTCCCGGCACCTGAGCGTAATCAGTCCCTGACTCGTCTCGCCCTCGACTACGTAGGTGAGGCCCCGGAGAGCCTCCGGTTGGTCCGCCAGCGTCACCACGTCGCCCGGACTGGTCTGGATGCCTCTGTTCAGAGCCTTGATCCGCCGCTCCAGCTCTCCGGGCGAGACCCGCCTGGCCCGGATCTCTGCCAGGATCGGCTCCAAATTGGACTGATGCACCGGGATCGTCTCGCCCCTGGCCCGCGCTTTCTGCAACTCTCGGGCATAGACCAGGCGGGCCAGGTAGACCAGCCGCTTCTTCTGCGTGGCATCCCGCCATCCCAGGAGCTGGCGCACCCTGGTGGCCTTGTTGCCGTAGAGTCCAAGGCGTGCAGTGCGGAGCATTTCGTTCAGTTGCCGGACCGTGAGCCGAGCCAGTGACTCCTCCGTTTCACCATCCAGGCGGCGCAGCAGGGCGCCAGCGGTGAGCAACTCTGTGATCAGCCGGGCACGTGTACCGGAGCGCGGCAGATCCCAAGAGTGTGCGAGGTCAGCAAGTTGCGTCCGGGTCAGTCTGTTTAGATCCTCAGCCGTCACCATCCGGATGTCGACCTGGAGGTGTTCGGGCACGTCTGACAGCAGTGACGGGTCCGCCACTACCTGATCGCACCACTCCCACTCCGGCATGCGCCAGATCTCCTGTGCTTCCAACCGGGTGCGGCGCCCCTCCATGTACCGCAGAGTCTCGAAGTCGATCTTCATCTGGCCGCCTGCGGCTACCAGCATCACTCCATCACCACCCGCCCGCCGAACTGCCCGTATACGTCCTCCCACCAGAGCGCCGGGTCGTCCCCGGTCTCCCGAATCCTGGCCATGGCCTCCTGAAACCGGCCAGCCGATTTTGAGTCCGGAAACTCGAGCACGACAACGGAGCCGTTAGCTGTCAAGATGGGTAGTCGTACTGGCATTTGGATCACACCCGTCATCGTACGCTTCGGCTTCGCTCATGCCGCAGCGATCGCAGTAGTACTCGGTCCAGGTGATGGACCTGTAAAATCCGCCGGCATCCACGGTGATGCCGTCCGTATGGGGCCGAAAGACGCCACCGCATCCTTGGTGGATCCAATTTCGAGCAACAGTCATCGTCATCACCCATCAGGCCGGGGCCACATAGACCGGGAGGCCAGTGGCCCGCTGTACCGCCGCCTTGAACTCGTCTGCGTTACTGTGCTGGTCGGACAGGTGCAGCAGGTGAATCTCCTGCACCTGGCTGAGGTCGTTGGCCTGCAAGAATTCCAGCAGGCGCTCCAGGCTCATGTGGTTGCGCATGACCCGGTTCTTGTGGGCCAGGGGCACCGTACCGTTGGCCACGTGCCGCCGCAGGATCTCCAGCGAGTGGTTGCACTCGACTAGGAGGTGGGTCAGTCCCCGGAATCGGTACTTGCAGTAGCCTGTATCGGTCATGTAGAGCACCTTGGCGCCATGGCCAGCGATGATGAACCCAAGGGGTTCCCGGGCGTCATGGACGGTATCGAACGGGAGCACCGTCCACGGCCCGATCCGCACCTGCTGGAGCGCCCGGATAGTGTGCGCCCGGTGGTGCCGGATGCCCAGGGCCTCCCACGTGCCGGCCGAAGCATAGACCTCGACACCTGCTTTCAGCACGTCGGCCACCGCCCGGGCGTGGTCTTGATGCTCGTGGCTGACCAGGCAGGCTGCCAGCCGGGAGAGGCCGAACCCCACGGCCCGGCGCAGGTCCTGGAACCGGATCCCGGCCTCCAGCAGCAGCGGCGCCTGCCCGTCATCGAGCAGATAGCAATTGCCGGCGCTACTGGAGGCCAGGACCCTGATCTCGACGCCCATCAGTACCCGGGCCCGTCGTCGAACAGGGCGGCCTGGCGCTGTTGACGGGCCTGCTTCGGAGAGGCAGTGTGCTCAGGCTTGGTGTCCGGTTGAGGCTCCGGATTGGGTGCGGGCTGTTCATCCGCCGGTAGCTCATCGACCTGGCCGCCGCTGCCCGGCTCATCAAACTCGATGTCGATGATCTCGCCGTTGGCCTGGCTCCGGACCTCCTCTTCGAACTCGGCCTCGGCGGCGATTTCGTCACCCCGGTTGGCGTGCTGCAGCAGCAGGTAGTCGTCAGAGGAGGAGTTGATCACATACTTGCATGCCCGGTTGATGACCGTCTTGACGGCCATCTGGTCGGGGAACTGGTTGTGGGGGCTGTTCCCGCCCTCGCGGTAGGTCTGGCCCTGGCGCCAGGCCGCCTTGATCTGGTCGATAGTCATGATCTCGGTGTATGGCGGCCGGTCTCCGCCCGGCTCGATGACGCAATAGGCGGCAACGATCTTGTCCGGCTTGACGTTCTCGATCTTCTGAATGTGCTTCAGGATCCGCTTGCGGCCATGCTCGATGGCGTACTCGAACTCGTCGCCCTCATACACCACGCCGTACCAGATGTCGGCCTCCGGCAGAATGCGCTTCACCAGCGCCATTGACCCAAAATAGCTCCGCATGCAGACCAGCTTGTTGCCGTAGACCACGAAGTAGCACTGCCGTTTGCTGGGGGTGAGCCCCTGGACCACCATGTCCAGGAGAGCGTTGGCGATGCTATCCTTGGTGCAGGTCTCCAGCGCAGGTCGGCCAGTCTTATCCGTGGTGGCCTGGATCGCCAACCAAGCAGCCTTGATGGCGTTCTCGGCGGAGTAGTTTGGTGGCAGGACAAGCTCCCTGTTCTCTTGGAATTGCCGAATCTTGTCGGCCACCACGTCGATGACGTCACGCTTGATGAGTGCGAGGTCAGCCCTGTTCTGGGCCTGAGTCGTAGCCATCTTACACTGCCTCCTTCACCGGAATGTGAGCATCGTCGGTAACGACACGGAGCGCCTTGTCGGCCTCCGAAACCACCAGGCGGATGACCTGGGAGTCGACCGGAATCAACCGGGTCACGGCCTCTGCGTTGTCTACCCAGATCGGCGCCCGGAACCCGTAGTGCTCGGACAGGGTCCGGATGATGTCCAGCCCCACGTTGAGCCTGGCGCCCGAGTTGAGGTCGCTGTAGGGCACCAGCGCCCCGTTTGGCCCGGCCGCCATCGTCTCGCAGCACTCCTCCAGAGCGCCGTTGACCAGCTGGTTGAACAGTTTGAACCTGGCGATGCGGAACCGGCTATTGATCCGGTCCTCCAGGAGCCGTACCTTGGTCCGAATAAACTCCTCGGTCAGGTACAGCTGCCGCTCGAGCTCCTCAAACTCTGCCGCCAGCTGGCGCTCCTGCTCCTTCAGCTCCTCGATCCGCTTGAGCAGGGCCTCACGCTGGTCAATCCGGGCGAGCCGCTGGCGCAGGGCGTTGATCTCGCCGTCTAACTTGGCGATCCGCTCCTGCACCGCCGCCTTGGCGCCGGCACTGGACTCTCGGAGGTCAGCGATCTGCTGCTCCAGCGCCGCTTTGGCCTGGGCTAGGCGCTGATACTGCGGATCCCGGGTGGGATCCGGGGCGGCCTGCCGCAGTTGGGTGATGCGCTCCTGGACCCGGGCAATCTCCTGGTCAAGCTGGGCCACCTCGGCCTGCTTGGCCTCGATCTCCTGGGTCCGGCGCTCCTGCTCGTCGAGGAGCGCATCCAGTTGCGCCCGCATGGCCTTGCCTTCGGCTACGTTGGCCTCCAGATCTGCGCTTTTCCGGGCGTTGAACTCGGCCAGAGCCTTTTCCCGGGCGGCCTCCACCTGCTCCGCCGGCAAAGCTTGTCCGCAGGTCGGGCAGACCTCATCGACGGTGAGCTCGAAATCCCGATTGCGGATCTCGTACCAAGCCGCCCGTAGGTCGTGCAGGCGTTGCTGCAGCTCCTGCGCTCTGCGGTCCGCGTCCTGGCTCTCCAGCTGCAGCCGGCGGATTTCCCGGCGTAGGCTGTCGGCCTGGTCGCAAAGCTCGTTCAGCCTGGTCCGCTCTGCCGCCACGGCCTGGTCCGTCTGCTGGCGAACCTGCTGCACCAGGTTGAGCATGTCGATCTCGATCTCGCGGACCTGCTTTTGCAACTCGAGCACCTCGGCGCCGTTGTCGATCCGCACCAGCTCCGCCTGGAGGGCCTGCCGCTCGGCAGTCAGCCGGTCGATCTCGGCCTGCAGGGTGTCCCGATCACCGTCGGCCTCCGGCAGCGCACGGGTCGCCTCATCGATCCGCACCGGGAGCCGCTCCAGCTCCTGGTTGATCTCCCGCCGCCTGGCTGCGATCACCCGGCGGTGCTCCTCGATGGTCCGGTGGCCCAGGATCGCGGGCAGCTCGGACAGAGCGTCGTTACTGGCGATCACCTCATCATCGCTGACGCCGCCGCAGACCTGGAGCAGGATCTCTCGCCTCTTCTGCCAGGGCAGGTGCTCGTTGAAATACCGGGGATCGGTGAGGAGGCGGAAGGTCGATTCGTCGATCAGGTCGCCCACCCGGCGGGTGTACTCGCCCTTCGTGACCGGCACCCCGTCGATGTAG